TGCGTAGACCAGACAATGACATTGCAACCGACAGACCGACAGAAGGTGACTTGATCTACATACCACTGACAAACAAGATGTTTGAAATTCAGTTTGTAGAGCACGAACAACCTTTCTACCAGATTGAAAATCTGCCTGTATATAAAATGCGTTGTACTTTATTCGAGTACTCTGGTGAGGACTTTGATACAAGCATTGCTGGTATCCAAGACATTGAACAGACTGGTTCATATCAGTATCGTCTCAAGGTATTGGCACCTAAAAAGGCAACTGCCTCTGTTATCATGGACAGCTCGACAGTGTCGTCCCTTACATTGGTACAAGGTGGAACATATTACACAACCACACCAACGATTGCGTTTACAGAGAACGATAGTGACAACGTGGCAATAGGTGACAGCGCAACTGCAACTGCAACTGTTGCGAACGGCGTGGTATCTGGAATCACACTTACAAGCTCTGGTAGTGGTTATAACAGCATACCAACTGTTCACTTCCTAGGTGGTTCCTCGATTGACAGTGATTACCGTGTAGGGGATACGGTAACTCAGACAATTGCTGGTGGTGTCACAATGTCTGGCGAGATACAAAGTATTGTTCTCGACTCTGCCGGTGATTCATCTAGGTATATCTTCCTTGCCCATGTAGGTGCAAGTGATGGATTATATCATACATTCATAGATTCGGGTACCTTGATAAATAGTACTCGGTCACATATAACTGGTTTGACCGTGACAGGTGTAACAGAGGATAATAAAATTTCGGAAACAGAACAGAATAAAACATTTAGTGATTTCTCGGATGATTTCTTAGACTTTACGGAAAACAATCCGTTTGGTGATCCGGAGAATCAATAATGTTTGGCACTCATTTTTATCACGAAAAAATTAGAAAGTCTGTTTCACTATTTGGCAGACTGTTTAATAACATCTATGTTATCCGAAAAAATCAGTCAGGGGGTGTGTTAAATCAACTTAAGGTTCCTTTAACATATGCACCTAGAAAGAAATTTCTGGAAAGAATTAGACAGAACACAGACCTGTATACGGATACCAAGGTAGCAATCAAACTACCACGTATGTCTTTTGAGATAACACAATTTTCGTATGACAATACAAGACAGTTAACCAAGTTGAGTAACTTCAAAGCTCTTACAAATGATGTAAAGAAAAGGCAGAAATTTTACTCACCGGTACCTTACAGCATAAATTTTGATTTAAATGTATATGCTAAAAGCCAAGATGATGCTTTACAGATAGTAGAACAAATTTTGCCTACATTTAATCCACAGTATACTTTAACGATAAAACCATTCCCTAATGATTATCCAACTTTTAAAGAGGATATTCCAATCATTATAGGTGGTGTATCGTTTCAAGATGATTTCGAAGGGTCATTGGAACAAAGAAGAACAATTATATACACTCTCAGTTTCGAGATGAAAATTGCCTTCTATGGGCCTATTACAACTGGAGAGGTTATCAGAAAATCAATTGCAGATGTTTTTCTGCAAAATCAGGGTGCAAATCAAGATTCCGACAAACTGTTGGAATCTCTACACGTCACGCCTAACCCAACAAGCATTATCGGAGAGCCTGATAGTGACTTTGGTTTTGATACGGCTATATTTAGCCATGATGATAGTGTATAGGGAGAGAATAAATGACTATCACATTAAGAAACACTAAAGGTCAGGCGTTAACCTTTAACGAGCTTGACGGAAACTTCACTGACCTTGACAGTAGAATTTTAACACAGTCACAGATAGAAGGTTTCATTGACTCCAGCTACATTAAAGGTTTCATTGACTCTTCATATCTATCATCTGCAGCGGCCACACGGTTTTTAGATTCAGCAGATGCCATAAGTCTTATTGATTCAGCTTACGTTAATGCAAGAGCTGACTTTGATTCTGGGGAAGTTGTAGGAATTATTGATTCAAATTATATACAACAAAGAACAAGAATTGGTCTAGATGATATAGATTTTGGTATGAATAAGATTACATATGCAAATATGTACTCAAATTTGGTTGACCTACCTAACGCAACCACATATCATGGAATGTTTGCACATGTACATGCAACAGGTAAAGGATACTTTGCTCATGGTGGTAACTGGATAGAACTTGCAAATCAAGCGGATATCGGAACAACCATCACTTCAACAGTTGACTCTGCATATGTAACTGGACTCATTGATTCTCATGTTACAAACCTTATTGATTCTAATTATGTAAATACTCGAGTTGACTCAGATCTGTTTTTGTCTATAACAGAATTGAAAAGTGAAGTTGCAGCAAGTGCTGACTTTGCGGACTTTAAGTCAAGAATAGCAGCATTATAAGGATGAGCTATGTCTAATGAAAAAGATAATGTAAATAATGATTATGATTATTCTCGTGAAACATATTATGAGCTCATAGAAAAAGGCAAGGATGCATTAGAGATGATGATCGAGGTTGCTCGAGAGTCTGAACACCCTAGAGCTTATGAAGTTTTGTCGGGTATGATTAAAAATGTTTCTGATGTCAACGATAAGTTGATGGACCTAAATAAAAAGCAGAAGCAGATGGATGAAGTGGATAAACCAGCACAAGTAGAGAACCAGCAGAATAACTACTATTTAGGATCAACTGCTGATATCCAAAAGATGCTGAGACAAGATGATGTTATAGATGCTGAGCCAGATAGAATCATATCTAGGAAATCCTAATGTAAAAAGGGACGGTGTATTACAAAAGTGGACACCGGAACTACTACAAGAATATAAAAAGTGCATGGACGACCCCGTGTACTTTGCAGAGGAATATGTCAAAGTTATATCACTGGACCAAGGATTGGTCCCGTTCAAACTATATCCGTATCAAAGGACTATGTTTGAACATTTTAAGGAAAATAGATTCAGTGTCGTTCTCGCATGTCGTCAATCTGGCAAATCAATCAGTGCCTGTGCATACCTCTTATGGTATGCCCTCTTTAACCCTGAGAAAACTGTGGCCATCTTGGCGAACAAGGGCGCGACTGCGCGTGAGATGCTCTCGAGGATTACACTCATGCTGGAGAACACTCCGTTCTTTCTTCAGCCTGGATCCAAAGCACTCAATAAGGGTTCTTTGGAATTTAGTAATAACTCCAGGATTATCGCTGCTGCTACTTCCGGTAATAGCATTCGTGGTATGTCTGTCAATTTACTTTATCTTGATGAGTTTGCTTTTGTTGAGCGTGCTGCTGAATTTTATACCTCAACGTATCCGGTTGTTTCAGCTGGTAAAGACACTAAGGTCATCATTACGTCCACGGCTAATGGAATTGGTAACCAGTATCACAAAATTTGGGAAGGGGCTGTCCAAGGAATAAACGAGTTTTATCCTTTTCGAGTTGACTGGTATGATGTACCAGGCCGTGACGAAGAATGGAAAACTCAAACCATTGCCAACACCTCTCAATTACAATTTGATCAAGAGTTTGGTAACACGTTTTTCGGCACAGGTGATACATTAGTTAATGCCGAAACCTTGATGAACCTAAGAGCCAAACCACCCATAAAAATGTTGGAAGGTGGTTTACTTAAGGTATACGAAGAACCAGAAAAAGATCATGATTATATCATGACTGTAGATGTAAGCAAGGGAAGAGGACAGGACTATTCAACTTTTACTTTGATCGATATTAGCGTTCGCCCATTTGCACAGGTTGCTGTATATCGCAATAACACTATCTCTCCAATTCTCTTCCCTAATATTATATATAAGTACGCAAAACCCTACAATAATGCTTACGTAGTGGTAGAATCAAATGACCAAGGTACAGTGGTTTGTAACGGACTGTACCATGAACTAGAGTATGAAAATGTCCACGTTGAATCCTCAGTAAAAGCAAATGCGATCGGCATAGAGATAACACGCAAGTCCAAAAGACTTGGCTGTTCTGCTATCAAAGATATACTAGAAACAAATAAATTGAATATTGTAGATGAACAAACTATATTAGAAATCTCTACATTCGAAGCAAGAGGGCAATCATATGAGGCGTCTGAAGGTAATCACGATGACCTTATGATGAATCTGGTCATGTTTGGTTACTTTGTATCCACACAGTTCTTTGCTGATATGACCGATATCGATTTAAAGAAGATGTTGTTTGATCAAAGAATGAAAGAAATAGAAGATGATATGGTTCCGTTTGGTTTCATAGATGACGGCACAGAAGCCATACAGGCCATAGAGAACCAAGAGGATCCTTGGAAGATTAGAGATGACACAGGGCGGTTTGTTTGGGATCCAGACGACATGCCACTGTAGAGTAACAAAATTATAAATAATGGTATGTTGACTAACCGTATTATGGAACATATAATTTTTAATAGAGGAAGATAAAAATGGCACTTTCAACACCGTCTGCTTCACCAGCGGTTGTCGTCAAAGAAATAGATCTGACTGGTGGCGTTCCAAACGTACAGTCAACTACAGGCGCAATTGTTGGGAACTTTCGTTGGGGACCTGCTGAACAAAGAGTATTGATAGACAACGAGACAACTCTTGTCGACACCTTTGCTTCACCGGACTCAGCAAATACCATAGACTTCCACAGCGCCACATACTTTTTGCGTTATTCTGGCTCACTACAAGTTGTACGTGAGGTAACCTCAGATGCCAAGAATGCTCGTGCAACACGAGGACAACTTGCCACTGACTCTGACGGCTCACTGCCTACAGAATTAGTAAAGAACGACGCAGATTTTGATGCACAAAGAAGCGCTTTGGATTCTGATTCACACACATTTATAGCACGTTACCCAGGGGCACTTGGTAACTCACTGCTAGTATCTATATGTCCACCAGATGGCACTGCCTTTAATAACTGGACATATAAAGATGATTTTGATGCCGTACCTGGTACATCTGATTACGCAAGTAAAAAGAATGCATCAAATGACGAAATTCATATTGCAGTTGTAGACCATCAAGGTGAACTGACAGGAACTAAAGGTAGTGTTCTAGAAACATATCCGTTTGTCTCTATTGCTTCAGATGCCAAGAATGCTGATGGAACTACAAACTTTGCAATTGACGTAATTAATGCTCGTTCAGAGTACGTACACATGGTTGACTTTGATTCAAACTTCCGTGTGGCTCGTGGTAACGGAACTGTTGATTCTGGCGATAACTTCGGAACAACAATCCAGACAGACTACGACTTTGAAAAAGGTGTAAACTCTGGAGCATTAACAACAACGGAATATCTTGCAGGGTTTGACTTGTTTGAGGACAAAGACATTGTAGAGGTTGATTTCTTGATTTCTCCTTCAATGAACTCTCGGACAGATCAGACAACTGTTGTTAACGACTTGATCTCAACTGCTCAGTCACTTCGTAAGGACTGTGTGGTCGCTGCATCACCTGCACGTACAGATGTGATCAATCTGACAAACACTGCAACAATCACAAATAACATCACAACAACGGCCGGTACATTTACCAATTCGTCATACCTAGTAATGGACGGTAACTTCATTAAGGTCTATGACAAGTTTAATGACCAATACATCCAGATTCCAGCTGCATCATCTACTGCTGGTATCATGGCCGCTACCGACCTTAATCGTGCCCCATGGTTCTCACCTGCTGGTACACGTCGTGGTCAGTATCTTGGAATCACTGCAATATCTTGGTCACCAACCAAGTCACAGCGGGACACTCTGTATAAAGCAGCTGTTAACCCGATTGCAAACATTCCTGGGCAGGGTGTGCTGTTGTTCGGTGATAAAACAAAACTTGGTCGTCCATCTGCTTTCGACCGTATCAACGTCCGTCGCCTCTTCTTGGTTCTCGAACGTGCTATCGGTAAAGCAGCTGAACAAGTTATGTTCGAGTTTAACGATGAGTTTACTCGGGCAGAATTTGTCAATATCGTAGAACCAGTACTTCGTGAAGTAAAAGGTCGGCGTGGTATTACAGACTTCCGAGTTGTCTGTGATGAAACAAATAACACTCCGGCCGTAGTTGACCGAAACGAGTTTATTGCTAATATCTTTATTAAGCCTGCTCGTTCAATCAACTATGTCACTCTTAACTTTGTTGCTGTTCGGACCGGTGTTGACTTCGAAGAAGTCGTAGGCACGGTGTAAGGAGGTAAACAATGGC